TAAATTTTCTACTTTAGGTAGCAACCCTTCTTCTTGAGGTTGTTCTACTGGTTTTTGTGTAACTTGTTTTGGTTTATCTGCTGTAGGCATTTTTATTTTAGACATATCAGGTGCTTGTATTTTAACAGGTGGATTATTTACCATTCCTGTTGTACTTACTGTACCTTTCATATCTTGTATAGCCATTATATTTTACCTACCCAATAACATATTGGTTCTAATATTGTTCTATATACTCTACCTAATAAATGTGTTTTGTTTCTTTCTTCTTGTCTAATATCTATTGTTCTATGTATAGCAATATGTTCTAATATTTTTTTAATAA